TGTACCATTGATCTGCACATCAATAACCATACGCCCACGCCAATAACAAAACATTGTGAATGGCATGTGATTAATAGTATTAAAGATTAATTGATGTGGCAAATCAGCTGAATAAAGTGCTGATCCACGCGCCACAGACGTTGGCCATTGGAAACTCGTCACAAATGAAGGCTTTGAAACCATTGCATTCAAATCCCAAGGAAGTTCTGCCAGGTGTGTTCTAGCAAAAGTAGAAGATGAAACACCCCCTTCTTCACCACCCTTCTCAATTTCAATTTGTCTCGTGACAACAACACCAAATTTAGAATCCTCACCAATCTCTTCAACACCAACACCACGTTTTTCCTCAGGTTCATCACCGCCTTGACATGAAACAAATTCTTTAACAGTCTCAGCACCACGCACAGAATATTCTAGCACAGGCAAACACCTTTCAGAGCCATAATATTCATTGAGATAAGGATAATTAATAAGTGAGAGATTCTTGTCCTTCAAATGAGCAGCTTTTAACAAAGCGTTACGCATGGAATGAAAAACCTCTTTACCATGAAAGAAAATAAATCGCAACGCCGTATTACAATTTTCCTCGCACGCCAACCAATGATCATCACAATTATGGATCCAGTTGACCATCTCGTGTATTGTATCGAGATTGAGGGTTGGGAGCCACATACCGTGGACACAACGAAAGCCACGCTTAAGAAAAGTCCAATCAGTTATATTACGGAACTCAACAAGCGCATCTGTCTTGTTTGGTGGAGTGTAAACAAGACCCAACTTTTTAAATTCAGCCGCAACAGTAACCATGTTATAGAAGTCAAGATAACGTGGTAAAACTGCATTAATGTTGTCATCGCCATAAACAAAAGAACGAACACCTTGGTGAAAATAACGCAGGTCTCTAAGGTGTTTTGGTGCCAACTGCAACCACAAGTAAGCCATATAAATATTGTTGACAATAGAATTCAATGTGGCCGTCATTGGACATCCAGAGGGATTGCCAACATGCTTGGTGACCACAGTATTAACACAAATCATCATGGTATGTATAAACTCATTAAAGATAACATTTCTAACAAGTGTATGTTCGTCATCATACCAACGATTGACAATTTGGAAACAAGCATCCATGACATCAGGCATCAAAGTACCATCATAATTGCCAAAATCACCAGCAAAACCAACTGTTGAAACATTCAAGAGCTTCTTCACCATATTGTCCCACTCATCAGACTCTGGATTAATACCGATAGCACTAAAGAAATTCAATCGATTACTATAAAAGAAAGCGTTAAATCCCAAACAGTACTTACGAAACAATAGAGTAAGATCAAGTGGAGGACCAATAATTCCACGAGTTTTCCCTTCAACGATTTTAAGGAGTGGTCGTTTTTCATCTTTGCACATGATAGTCCACAGAGATGGAACACGATTGCCAACCTTTGCAGCATTCTCACGTACATCAAGCCGCAGACGCAATTCAAGATCAGAAACAACATATGCACCTGGTTCACCTTTAAAGAGGAAAAACTTCCCTTTACTCCCAATAGGGCGATGTTTCACATAGGGATACCCTGGTGAAGTGTCCATGTTAATTGAATCAAAATATTCATAATCATGAATGCCATTGATGCTCTCAAATTCGGTAAGAACACGCTTTGTGCCGCCATAATGAGGCAGACCCATAATCACATCAGAGACATGTCCAGCAGCAATCTCAAGATCATCAACTTTCAAACCCACACATGAAGAGCCAAAACGCTCAGCAATAGATCGTAATGGGGTAGCACGCACAGTTGATCTTTGGTCACGTGGAGATAATATGGCTGGTTCCATTGTATGTGTATATACTTCATCAAAGAGTGGACTTTTGATCAAATCAGTCTCATCGATATAACGTGGCACATCTTTGGGTGCTAAAACACCAACGATGGTAAGATTTCCTTCAGGCAAAACACAAGGACGATCAAAGTCCAATAAACCTGCCACAGATGGTAAACCACGTGCTTCAACAAGAGCACCAGGCAACCTCTTAACTGCATCTGTGATCTGTTCATAGGAAATTAATTCTGATTGCCCACGATCCTCATGCCAAGCACCAGCAACATGCATGCCCACAATCTTACGTATCATACGCGTATTATGGGCAACCAACAAACCACCACAAGAGCCACGTGGTGTAACTGCACGATACTCCCAACCATGGACGAGTATCTGCTCACGCTTGTCTTTAGGGGCCAACTGATAAAACTTTTCACTACTTATTGCGCTCGCATTAACAAGTTGTGTCATTGGCACCCCTTTTACAATGGTAATCAATTCTGCCAAAAACTTTTCATGATAAGATAAATCTTTCTCTGACATCAAGTGCTTCAATTGATTTTTAAAAGAACGCATGATAGGCCCAACACGATAAACAGCCATATCCTTCTCATGTCCATCATTACCCACCAATTTAACAAGATTCCTGGGATCAAAAGATGTCGTACAAACAAGTTCATTTGCGGTAGAAAACTTGAATTTAGCATTCATGGGCATAAGCTCACCCTCTTGCGTAACAAAGAGATGATATGGAGCCAACATGATAGTACCACACAACATAAAACCATGTGTACCACTAACAATCTCAACACCATCATCATTAAAATAAGAGGTAACAACATTGACCATAGCTGGCATAAAATGATCATGTATAAGGGTTGTAGCAGATGGATCAGTACTCCCTTTGGGACTAACAACCTCACGTTCGATTTCAATCAAGGGCTCAGCTTCAATGCCACCTTGTGCACCCCATTTGCCACGACGCCGTGCATTTGTTTGTCGACGTTGCATTTCATTATCATTGGGACTTTCGCGTCGAACGCCCTCACGCTTGGGATGAAGAAATGCAAGGAGACCATTGCCCAACTTGACACTTGCATAGAGGCCACCAACCATCACAACGACCTTAGATAAAAAAGCCACACGTGGATGATCATTCAGCCACTTAGCTGTGATGCCTGAAACACGTTGCATCTCACGAACAAAAATGTTATTAGTCTCTGGCTTAAGAC